GTGACTGAGTACCTGCCGGTGCTGCACGACGGTTACGCAGGTCAGAAGGCCGCTCAGACTTTTGTGACGATCGCCAGGCAAGCGGGAGTCGAAACGAATGCGCAAGGACTAGATGAAGCAGTGAAATCAATGGCGGGCTCACGTCCTCCCGCCTTGGTTGAATACAAAAAGGATGGCAAATTCTTCAGAGTAATTCGAAGGGATTGGAAATGAGACCGCCAGAACCACAAGCTGTAATTCTTTTCAGAGCCAGAAAAAAAGAGCCCGTGCCGAGGTGCTGTCACACCTGCGACAACTACAACGAGGTGGGCTGGTGCGCTCTTTTTGACTTGCAGCCACCCGGGGAATTCACACATTCATTCAACAAATGCCCGGAATGGATTGAGGAGGTGCCATTTTGAACAAGAGAGAGCAACTTCAATTTGAGCGTATGTCCAAGCTGCTAGAGGCAGAGCGACAGCGAGCCGAGCAAGCTTGGGAAGGCTATCGATCTGCGCTCTATCAATTGGTGGATCTTCAGATGAAGATGGATCGCATACAGAAAGCAATCAATGGCGAAGAATGAAACACCCAGCGAGCACTTTGAGCAACGAGAATTTGTGAAGTGGTTTCGTCAGACTCACAAAGGCGTCCGGATCTTTGCCATCCCAAACGGGGGGGCCAGGAGCATCACAACAGCCGCTAGGCTCAAGGTGGAGGGCGTTACATCTGGGGTGCCGGATCTTTTCATCCCCGAATGGCTGATGTGGGTTGAGATGAAGAGGCAGAAAGGTGGTGTTGTCAGCCCAGAGCAAACGGACTGGATAGCCTACCTGCGCGGAGTGGGCCATCTTGTTATTGTCAGCAAGGGCGCCGAGGATGCAAAGAATCAAATCATGGGGTTCAAAAATGAGAAAGCATAAGCAAGCAAGAGCGACTTACACGCACTGGGATATGTTGATGGCAAGCGGCACAGATCCGATGCCAGCAGCAAAACAACAGTGGCAACTGCTGAGGATGTACGAGGGGCTGAGGTCGCTAGAACAGTCTGAGAATCCAACTTTCCATGATTGGATCGCTTGCTCAGATGCTGTGAACATGATGGAGACCTTGACGGAAATGGGCGCGTGCTTAGATGCTAGCGGGCTACTGAATGACGCTGTAAGGGCCCTAGCAGAGGCTGGAGAGCGATACAAGACGCACAAAGTCTTGAGGCTGAATGGCGAAGGCATTGCCGCTATCCGAGCTGTGCTGGAGGACTACGCAGAAGCAATCCGCACCCTTCCCGCCAGGACGATGTTGCAATGTCACATCAAGACAGAAGCAAGAATGCGTGAGCTGCTAGCCGGGAGAGGGCGGGAAAACGACGTTGTTGTAAAGCCGTTTCATAAAGTAATTGACAATGCAATGTAGTCTCTGCACAATACACACATCGCAACCAAACGACCGGAAGGACTCCAAATGTTTTGCTCCAACGACACCGATCTGAACAATTATTTCAAGCGCCAAGAAGCAAACGAGGCCGCTTACGAAGAGATAAGGTCATACGCTCTTGAGGCTATGGACAACAATGCCATTGACGGCGGTGAAGTGCTCTGGGCCTGCGAGCAGTTTGACTTGAACAAAATGACTGCCGAGCAAGTTGGCAAGTACATCATTGAACATCGCAACTCCATTCTGGAAAAAATAATTGACAAGATGCTGTAAGTTTTTGGGGGTCTCGTAGAGGTAAGCTGGGTGCGCCCAGCGCCCCCGCCATTTTTAAAGGAAAAAGATGGAAAAGATGGAAAAGAAATGGGGCAGAGGGGAAGAAATGCTCAAGGCGCTGGCAGAACTTGGGCCAATGACAACGGTTGAAATATGCGCCGCAATTGGGACAACAAAAATCAAGAGCGGAGCAATTCTTGGCCGTCTCATGAGGGCCAGCGTGACAAAGCCCAAGCGAGTTTATATCTTTGGCTGGACTGTAGATGCAGAAGGGGCTAGGCGGTATCCGAGAGCGATTTACGCAATTGGGGACAAAAAGGATAAGCCAGCGCCAGTACCATCCCCCGCAGAAAACCAGCGCAGGTACAAGGCAAAGAAATCAAAAAGGGTGAACAGCGTATTTCAGCTTGGCACACCGATCAAATACAGGCATTTATGAACACAACTGCTCTAAAACTTGTTCGACAGTTGTGGAATGTACAGACAGTGCCGCGCAGTCAGAACCGGCACAATCAGCGCCAGTGGGTCAGAGCGGTAAGAATGCTCGGATCCCGTTGGCTATTGGCAGAATCAATCAAAAGGAAAACCCGTGGCAGACATTGACGAGACATTGCAGGAACGAGGCAGCCGGTACGGGGTCTTTGCCAAACACGCTGAGGTCTCTCAAGACCTTAAATTCACAATCAACATCCATCTTAAGCGCCGAGGCAAGCTGCTCCAAGCCGACCAGATGGAGGCCCTAGACATGATTTGCCACAAGATTGCCAGGATCGTAAATGGCGATGAGAACTACGACGACAACTGGATTGACATAGCTGGGTACGCTCAGTTGGTGGCAAAACGCTTACAAGGGCAAGAAATATGAGCTGCAACAACTGTTACCAAGGCAGGAGTTGCAACTGCGACAGGTCTTTTGAGGCCCGTATGCTGGCAATCATTGCTTGGCTTATAGTTTTTGGATTTACCTTATTAATCTTTTTTGGGCTTTTCTTGCAGGCTTAAAAATAAGACTCTTTCAGCAACTCTTCGCCGAAGCAAGCCTGGTAAGACTTTGCCACCTGCTTTGCTAAACCTAAGGAACTGATCCGCTGCGCCTTGAATGTCGCCTCGGGTCAGTTTTGCTTTGAGGGTTGATCTTTGCAACGCACCCAATCCGAGGTTGAAGGCGAAGCTAACCAGAGCATCAAATTGACATTGCGGCAGGTTTGCTCCGCATAGTCTTTCCACGCCCGATTCAAAACGATAAAGGTCGTCTCGTAAAAGTTCATTGACTTCAGCCTCGGTGAAACTACGTTTATGCTCCGGCTTCAGCGGGAAATGCCGTCGCCCATCCATTGAGAGGTAATGCTCATCATGGTACAGGACGTGCCCAACGCCAACAGTCCAAAGCAAAGCCGGGCACTTATAGGGCTTGAGCCGGACTCCCTCAAAGTGTTTTATGAGGTCAATCCCTGCTTTGGAGATCTTCATTTCCCGAAGGCTCTACCACCGAAATGGAAGGCTATGATCGAGGCAAACAGCGCCTGAGTGCCTTCGTCCCAGAGCTGCACGGCCAGAGCATCAAACGAGGCACCAACCCTCACGCCATGCACGAATAGTCCAATGTCAATCAAGACCAAGAGCAGAAAGAAGCCGTAAGTTATCGTGGGCCTGACACTAGCGCGTAGATTCCTGACCCATGCGCTGGTGCCGTCTTGCAAGGCCACATCGTGTGCGTAGATGGATTTGGTTTCCTCAACTTGGGCACCGATGCGGGCCTGAATCTGCTGATTGGCTGCTTCCATTTCAAGTTGCACACTTCGTATTTCCTCCAACTTGGCCTGGGCGTCAAATCCCAGTTTGCGCAATTGCAACTCACGCTCAATCTGCATCCTAGTCAACTCAAGTTCCTGCCGCTTGTCGTTTCGATCCTGGAGGAAGTCCAAGAACTTTGGCAAGCCGCCAGCCAAGAATGAGCAGATGGTGCTGATGAGCGTAAGCATTATGGTTTATCTACCTTGTGATCCAATTTGTCGCTGATCTTGCCCAGCAGCGTCTTAATTTCACCCATATCATCTCTGTAGTCATCCCGTCGAACATACCGGGCTGGCATGTTCCTGATGTCAGTGTCTAAACGTTCAATGGCCCGGTAGATGTGGCTCAAGATCCAACCACCGAAGAAGCCAGCTACGCTGACGGCAATGTTGAAGATGAATTGAGATTCCATTGGTAGAGTCGCTTACTGGTTAACGTTCAAAAGGTTGTTGGCCTACTGGCGCAGCAATCATAAGCCGATTCATCAGATTCTGATCCAACATCGGAATATTAAGCGCGTTCAGATTTGACGGAGCAGTTCGAGATGCAGCAATAGCTCTATTCCTTGCCACAGCAGAAATTATCTCAGGAGTGACAGCAAGGGCCGCCCCACTCGCAGCTCCATACGGCCCGCCAGCATAACCACCGAATCCTGCCAGACCGCCAACTCTACCAAGAAAGTTTGCGGCCTGCCCTCCGGGGATGCCTGCTTGCCTTGGGGGTTGCATGGGGCCGATGTTGCTTTTTTCAGGGAAAACTTTCGGGGCAGCATTTGCAAGTTTTGCAGTTGTTTGCAAGCCCCCAGTAAGACCCATATCAAGCTGTTTTGCCAACTCTTTTGCATTAATTGAGCCGGTTCCTTCAACAATGGAATTTTCAATAGCATGGCTTTTTGCCATTCTTGTCCTAGCTTCTTCAAACCTCTGAATCATTGCATCAGCATTAGGACGCTGATCTCTTTTGATCTGTTTAAAGATTTCATCCTTTAACAAATCAGCCAACGCTAATTGTGTTTTTGCAAGGGAATTCTCACCTTTTGCAAAATTGCTGCTAGCGTCTTCTCTCAAAGATCTCATGTGTTGCATGGCATCTTTTGAGTTGAATGTCCGCACATCATAAGCGTTGATTAAATTTTTTACTTCATCTCTTGCCGCTGCAGGGAATGATTCAGAAACAGACGCATATTTGCTTTTTATAGTCTCAATAGACTTTTTAAAGTCCGTATCAGTTCTAACTCTGCCGACGTCTTCAAGAGGCTTGTATCCTGCGTCATATTCTTGACGCCTAATGTCACGCATACTTTCTTTGGTCAACGGCGCATTTTCTGGGAGATTCAACTCTTTCTGAGCAACTTTATTGGCATTAACCTGATTGATAAGGCCAACTTCCTTTTCAATCCCGCCGGAAGCTCTTTCCTTTAGCGTTTGCTTTCCTTCGTAGTAACCTCTTGGAACGGCATAGCCTTCATTTTGAGCCGCTTCCAAAGTTCTGCTCATCTCGTTACGCGAGGCAAGTTCACGACCACGAGTAGCCATTTGGCGTTCCGCTAACTTGTTTGCGCCAGTAGTCAGGTTTTTTGCTGCCATTGTTGAAAACAACATGCCAGCCAAAGGGGATTCTGTCTTTTCAGCAACGCCTTGCCCACCAATGGCAGATGCCGCACCAATCCCCATAGTTCTAGCCAAAGTACCCGGGGCTGGAGCTTTACCCATCAACGCGCCTGTTGCTCCCTGTAACCCAACATCTAAATAACGCTGCCCAGGCGTCATTTGCGCCTGAGTCTCTTCAGGAGAAATTATCCCAGCGCGCTGGCCGAGCTTATAGACCATGCTTGGGCTCGGGGTAACTTCAGGAGCAAGGTCAGGACGGCCCATAGCGGTCGCGCCATAACCTACTGCAGCTTTCCCAAGGTTGTACACATTTAGGGGAGCCTCAAGAAACATATCAGCGGCCCCTGCAAGCGCTTTGAACGGCGCTTCTGATACAACGCGAGTTGTCCTCATCCCCGGTTGCGGCATGCCCTCGCCAAGGCGGGATTGAGCCTCCATGTAGGCCATGCGTTGCATGTCTTGACTGGGTTGGCCTTGAGTGGCTTGCTGCTGCTGCATACGCAATCTGGCACTTGCCAGCGCCAAGGCTTTTCGCTGCTCTATTGTCATTTCCACAATGCACGCTCCTCTGGAGTCATTACTGCCCAAATTGCGGGATCAATACCTTGAGGACTTTTCGGCAACGGGCTGGATGGCGCCGCACTAGATGGACGAGCGCCTCCAGCAGATGGCAATGGAACACCGGTATTTGGCTGCTCTACGTATTTCTTAAGCTCTGGCCGTTCAAACAATGATTTGCCACCTTCTCCAGCATACCAAGCGTCTTCAACGCCTTCATATGTCTTGTTGTTCTTCCACCAAGAATCATAGAAATTGCGTTGCTGAATGTCCTTCTTCGCTTGTGCTTTTGCAACTGAAATAATGAATCTATTGCCAGCAACTGTGTTTCCAAGTTCCGCACCAGTTCTGCTAATACGCAAAGCATCTGCTTCAGTTTGAGGGCCTTTTTGTTCTATTTGCTTTGCAAGAACAGCTTGGGATGCAGCAGCATTGAAAGATTCTGCATTTGCGGCAAACTTTTCAGCATCCTTGACGCCCAAAGCAGACAATATTGAAGCTCCGGCTTTCTGAGCGCCAGCGCCGAACCCAGTTTCAAACCCTTTGTTGAGCAACATTTCCTGTGTTTCTAAAGCGGGCAATGTCCTTGCCGCTATTCTTGCAACATTAGCAACGTCTTCATATCCCTTTACATTCAACTCGCCTTTTGCTTGTTGCTCTTTTTTCTCCAACACGGCTCCGCCAACATTCACTTGCGTGCTTGGGGTGTGAGTTGTCGCCTTGGTAATCGCTTGCGTGTACAAGTTGTATTCAGATGTTCCGGGTTGGAACCGGTTTCGTTCTTCAATCAGCTTTGCAAGATCTGTCTTGGGCCCTGGCTTAGGCATTGACATTTCCAACTGAGACTTCGCATCCATCAATCCTTGGAGCTTTTTTTGCTGCCATTGTTGCAACTGAGGCATGGTCTGCAATGCCGCAAGTTCAGCCTTTTGTGCATTAGCTTGTTCTTGAGAGAAATAGCCTCGCTTCACGCCATCATCCAGCGCGGCAATAACATCAGCACCGCTTTTTGCGGCGCCTATTGTTTGAATGCCATGTGCATATATTTCTTGCTGATGCTTGAACTGAGCGGCTTTTGTTTCCGTTTCAGTTTTGGCTTTTTTAGCCATAGATTCAGCAAAATCAACCCCGGGCTTACCATACCGCATGAGTTCAGACTGACCTTTTGGAGATGCCAGATCAGGGCTGCCAGCAAGATAGTTCCTCAGCCCTTCCTGCTCTTGCAAGCCGCGCTGATACTCCTGCATTTGCATATTGGCAAGTTCATTGGCTCGCTGCCCGCTTTCGATCTGCTGAAACTTAGCAAGCCGATTCAGGGGGGACTCAAGCTGTACGGTGGGCTGGAAGCCCATTGCGATTCTTGGATCAATTGGCATGATTAACCTTTATATAATTATGTCCACGACCCGCCGATCCCAATGTCGCGATCATCAGGAAGGTAGGACACAGAACTGCCGACTTTAGGCCTCATCCTATTCAAGTACTGCTGATCCCCATACATGTTCAAGCCTTGATTCAGGGCACCAGTCAAGGCATTGGCGCCGCCAATGTACCCAGAAGCACGGGCATTGCCTGCGCCCATGTAAGCCTCACCAGCGCCTTGTGCATAGTTCCCAGCCGCAGTGCCAAGCGTATTGGCTGAGGTTTGACTTGTCCTCATCAATGATTCCATCGGCTGAAGCTGATTGGATCTATTGGTCTGATACCGGTTAAAGGCATTCATGTACTCTTGAGAAGCCTCATTTTGGCCAAATCGCTGGGCACCCTTCAAAGCCGCGCCAGAGATAAGCCCACCTCGGGCTGCTGCTTGCCTATCCAGCGCCTTCAAGCCTTCGCTCATACGGAAGGCATAACCCGGGTCTTGCTGGAAGTCTTCCATGCCAAAGTCACGGGCATATTTGCCAAACCCGGGCGCTTGCCTTTCGGCTTGATAGGCTTGCTGCGCTGCTTGATCTTTAGCAATTTCCGCTTGGACGGCTGCGCTTAGTCCGGCTTCGTCAACAGTGTCAGCGACTCTCGGAACCCACCTTTTTACCATCTCCCCAGAGTCGCCACCGCCTTGCCAGACGTCCTCATAATATCCGCCGCTCTCAGGGCCTGCGCCTGGACGCATGTATTGAGCAGCCAAAGCATTGCGGATCTCAGCCTCAGAACGAGCCGTTGGCGCCTGACCTTGCAGGCCA